GGGGTAGAAGATATAAAGTAAGAATCATGGGTCTCCATGATAAGGAAGAGGAAACAATTAGTTCTGATCAACTTCCTTGGGCTCAAGTTGAATTTCCTATTACTGCTGGTGGAGGTCAGGCAGGAGCATCTGCGACTCCTAACCTCCGTCAGGGTATGTTTGTCTATGGTTATTTTCAAGACGGACCTGAGCAACAAGTACCTATTATTACTGGTATTCTAGGACACAATGCTCCTACAAAGTTAAAGCAAAAGATAGGTACTACAGATTCTAACTTTGCACCTACCAGTGGATATGCGGAAGGAAAAGTACCAAAGGATTTTAGAACTAAAGAAGTTGTTCCTAAGTATGATCAAGTAACAGCAAAACCAAAGACAGCATCTGCACAAAATGATGTTGAAACTGCAGACTCTGTAGGGAGTGGGACATTAAATCAGTTTGGATTAAAGAAAGATTTAGAAGCTACTGCAGAGCAGTTAAAAGATATTGCAACTGCACAAAATCAAGCTGAGGCTTTAGGATTATCTGGTGAAGCAAAAGAAGTTTTTGTTAAGAGTAGGGTTCATCAAGAAATAAGAAACAGAATAAGAAGAGCAAATTCTCCTATAACACCACCAGTACCAGGTGCTACTTGTGAAAGTGCTGATGCCCCTCATAGATTAAATGCTGGTCAGGTACAGAGAGAAGATAAGTATAGAGAAAAAGTAGTTGTTGCTAAACCTGATGATCCAGTTGAATCATCAATTAAAGCTATGCAAACTATTATTGATACTTTGACAAATAAAATTGATAAGTATCAGAAATCATTACAGAATGGTGGATATATTGATATGGTTTCTATGAAAAAACCTTTAAGAGATTTGAATAGAGATATAGATAATTCTTCTCAAGAGATGTCAAAATATATGAAAGTTCTTACTGATAAAATGATGGAGTTTGTTAATAAAACAACTAACAAAGAATTGAATACTGCTGTATCTGCAATGCCATCTAGTATGAGATTTATGTTTGCAGATATGAAAGAGTTGACGGGACAGACAACTCATAAAATGTATCTTGACATTGGTAATAATTTGAGTGGTACAATTGGACCTATCTTAAAAAAATCATTGAATGTTGATAACATATTAGATGTTGCAAAACAAAGGGCAATTAATATTGATACTGATATTAATCTTCCATTACCTAATGTCGCTGATCTTGCTAATAAGGCTGCAGGTGTTCTTGATTCAGTTAATACGAATGTTTCTCTTCCAACTAAAAAAACAATAGGAAATGTACCACCACCACAAGTAATTAGTGGCAGTGGAACAAAAGAAGACCCTTGGATCAGTCCTGCTACTGAACTTGAAGTAGGGGATAGGGTTGCTGGTGCAGAACCAGAAGGAGTTGCATCTATGATGGCCGCACCACAGGAAATAGTACTACCTCCACCACTTCCACCTCAAAATATTCCTCCATTGTCCGTATTCATAAATGCATATGGACCTGAAGAAGGTAGAATTAAATATAATGAAGAAAAGAAAGGTTTAGTTACTGATTCTACAATGGATGGTGGTTCCATTTCTGGAGTAGGTGTCAAGATGCCTAGTAAGGAGGAGTTTGAGCAGCAACTTATACAAAATTCTAATAGTGATGGTATTGCTGATTTATCAATTAGTACTGATGTTATCCAGACAGTAACAAAACCAACTGTTCCTATGTGTTATGCAGAGGATGTTGCTGCTCAGATAATTCATGCACATAAAGAAACAATTGATGAGGCTAATAATGCTATTCTTAATAACATGAATAGTTTTATTGCAGATATGCAAGATATGCTTGGAATTGAAGAGCAAAAACCAAGTGGTTTACTACCAGGTTTAGAGAAGGGTGCGATTGTTAGTATAACTGATGAAGAAGTTTTGGATCAGGTTAGAGGTGGTACTAATTATGTTACTGATAAGGGAGTTGGTATAACATTCTTTAAAAGTATTATTCCAGATGTTACTAGTTCACCAGGATCTGGAGCTCTTGTTGATATAACAGTATCATCGGGTGGACTTGCTGGTAATCCTACTACTGGTGCAGAACATTTTACATGGGTTTCTAGGGGAACAGGATATACAAATCAGAATGCTGTTAATTGTAATGGTGGATCAGGGTCAGGTATGAAAGTTAATCTAATAACAACTGGTGGCGAAGTTACAACGATGTTTGTTCATACAACAGGAGAAGGATATCTTGATGGAGAGCAAATGACTATTCAGTCTGGTAATTTTGATGCTAAGTTTAATATTGACAAGGTTGCAGGTCCTATTGATCCTAGTGGTATTAAGATTGCAAAGAATGGTGGTAACTATCAACCAGGAGATGTATTAAAGGTTAATGGTGGTGGATTTGATGCAAGTTTTACTCTTACATCAGTCAATGATGCTCCTCTTCCTGAGAAGGAAGATAAAAAGAAACCAAATCCTATGTCAGGTTTGCTTAGTAAGTTGGGTGGTATTCAGGGTAATTTAAATAAAGTATTAAGTTTCCAGAATGTGAAGACTAATGTATTTGATTTTGAATTGCCACCAAATCCTGCAGTTTCTGATTTCTATCATTTCGCAAGAGGTGGTGCATCACAAGCAGAATCTCAGATTCCAAGTCTTGCGGCTCTTGCAAAAAATGTTAATGTAGATCAACTTATTCCTAAGGCTGACGAGGCATTGAGTTTTGTACAACCATCTAAAGCTCAACCTAACATTGATCGGATATTAAATAAAGCAGAGTCTGTGAAAGACGGATTAGAAATTGGTTAATAAATAATAATTATGGCAGACATTAAACCTACATTTGATATTTTTGGTCCATCTACCAAAAATGATATAAAGGTTGGATATATTTCTACGGATAGGGGATATGTTCAACTTGTAGATCTTTGTGAGGCTAATCGATATGCAAAGTATAATCCAGGTACGACATTTATATACGAGAATAGAGATAAAGTATTATACTTAGATATCAATGATGTTAATGATTTAGATCCTTCTATACTTTTACCAAAATCTACTGCAGCTGATAATGGATGTGGTGGAATAAAATTAGAATCTCCATGTACTAATAAAACAGTTGCTAATTTTTATGGTGGTGGTGGAGTTGGTGTACTTGGTAATCCAATTATAGGAACTGATGGTGCAGTATTAGCAGTTGATCTTGTTGAGGGTGGATTTGGATATCAGTATCCTCCTATTGTAGAAGTTAAAAATGGTTGTGATATTGGTGATGGATCTCTTTTTAGATCTGTTTTATCCGATGAAGGATATACAATGAACACACTCAAATATTATGATGAATGTCCTGGTCTAATAGATAATCTTGAACTTTGTGAGGAAAGTCCTGTAGAGAAAGCAGGTTGGGGTAGGTTATTTAATGCTGAAGGTGTAGATATAGGGCCTTGGGATCCATCAAAATATACTGATAATATTTTAGCAAATCCAATTGATTTGGAGATGGAAGCTTATAAGAAAGAACTTGCTGAATTTAAAAATCCTTTTTGGACTACAAGAAGTAATACTCCAGTAACTATATCATCTGAGAAAAAAGTTTCTAGTTTAAAGTATGATGTATATGGTTGGTGGTGGGGTTCAAACCCAAAAGTTAATCCTAAAGGTGAAATTGATAATCTTTATATAAAATTATTTGGAAGAAGAGGAGAGCCTACTGGAATAGAATATTGGGAGAATGATCTTGTATATGGTTCAAGTCTTGCTAGGGTTGAAGAAGGAATGAAACTTCAACGTGAGTGGGAAGAGGTTTGCTTTGGTGAATGTAAACCCAATATGCCAGAGTGTACTTATCTCTTTGGTCAATATTTTGAGTATGATAAAGAAAATTTCATGAATAAGTTTGCAGTATCTCCAGAACCAATGTCTAATGTTCTTGGGACTGATGGTGAAGGAAAAATGTATTCTCTAGAATGGAATATAGATTTTCCACGGGATGGTAATTATGTTTTCATAGTTCAGTGTGATAATGAAGGAACATTATTTGTTGATGGTGAAAAGCAAAGTGAATATAATATAGGTGCTGGTGGTGCTGCTGGTAATACATTATCACCTCCAACTAAAAAGATGGTCAAGATGAAAAAGGGAACCCATCCTGTTAGATTTGATCTTGTCAATTTAATGAAGAAAAAGAGAGTTATTAAGCGAGAAGAAGGTACAAAAACAAATGATGTAGATTTTAAAGTAACTACTTCAACACTTCATGGTGCTACTGCATCTATCGAAGGATTGGATATATATGTCGAGAAAACATTTGGACCTGTTGCTGATTTTGACGCTGCACATGCAAATAATATTAGTAAAGATTTTAATAGAAAGGTTGAGTATGGAAGAATATATGATGTAGTTTTAACAAGCAATACGTTTAGGACTGCAAAGACTGGGACTACTAATCAAATTACTTATGTTGGACTAAAGAAACCAGGAGATATGCGTTGGAGTAGTGATACTAGACTTGAGTTTGATGATAATTCTGAGAATGGATTTGATGTTAATGGTTCATTTACTATTGATAATGTTACTGGAGGAACGGCTAAGTTTAATCCAAGTGGTCAGAGTGTAGATTTTACAGGAAAGAATGTTAAGGTTACTTTAACTTATACTTGGAAGGATAATCCTAATATATCAGGTAAAGCATTAGACCAGATTAAAATGGGTAATGTGACTTGGAATCAAGGATCAGAAATTGGAGGTGATTTAAAATATGTTAAACCTGATGGAACATTATCACTCACTAATGGAAAACAAAACCCTTGGATAAAGAGTTATCCAAGTACCAATTGGATTAATAATTCTCACGTTGGTTTTCTAAGAGACTATGCTGTTTTTCCAGTTCATGATGGCACACAAAATGACAAGTGGCATGAAGGAATATGGTATCTTGACATTAAAAGTGGAGGAAATTATAGGCTTGAAGTGATGTCCGATGATGTAGCAAAAATTCATTGGGATGGGAATAAGTTAGGTAAAACTTCTTGGTCTGATTTTCAAGGTCAACCTCCATTGCTCGGTAATCCAAGAGTATTTGTCATCAATAATGTTACTGTAGGTAAACATCGATTGAAAGGAGGGATTACAAATAATGGTAGGTATGGTGATCAATGGTATCATAATCCAGGAGGAATTGCTTGGACATTAAAAGATCCTTCTGGTACTATTGTTGCTACCAGTCTTGATCCTTTTAATGATCCAGGATATTCTCTTCGTCAATCGCAAGGTAGTGATACACAGACTATAACATTGGGTGGAGTTAGTGAGATAGGAAGTGATGCTAGTGGAAGTATTGAGTTAAGAACTAAAGGTGAAAGAGTTCTTCAGATGGAAGATATTCCTCATGTTCCTATTGAAGATCAAAAGATTCTTTTTGATGATGTTATTATGACAGCATCTCAAGGTAGATTTTTTAATATTCAAGGAAATAAAGCAAAATATACTTTAGATAAACCTTTACCTGTAGATTTATCATCTACTCAGGGAACTGATGCTGAATTAAAAGTATTTGATACTCTTTCATTTATAGATAAGGCTTCTAGAAAATTATGGAAGACAAATAATCTAAGTCCTCAACAGAGAAAAGATAGTTCCAATTCTTTTAGTAATCGTTATGGTATAACCCCATTTAATCCTACTATTGAACATAATACAAATTATCCAGGATTTCATAAAATTGTTTGGACTAATATTAAGTTCCCTATAACGGCTGAGTATGATATTACTATTTCTGTTGATGATAATGTAAGATTAAGAATTGGTGATCAAGTTGATATTCAGAAGGATGGTTTTGCTGTAAGAGGTGATTGGAGAACTGCAACTGGAACAACTGTTTATAGGAAAAGAGTTAGGGAGGGAACATATACATTAACTGCTGATTTGGAACAAATTCGAGGTGGTAAGTATGGAATGAAGGCAAATTCAATGTTACTTGCTATTGATATACGAGCTGTTGGTACTATAGAAACCGAACTTGAAATAAAAAGTTGGAATCAGAATCCTTTTGGTGTTGCAATGGCAATCGAAGCACCTCCTCCTGAACCACCATTAAGATTACCTCCTGATGATTCTGATGGTAAATGTCCTACAAATCCGATATGGTCAACCATTCTTCCAGGTTCTAGTGATTCATGGTATCCATGTGAGTCCAAACCTTGGAGTGAATTTACAAATACGTATGCTCTTTCTCCAGTCCCACCTTTAGATACTCCTGGAAGTGATGGAGTGGGTGCATTATATAAAAATTCTTGGAAAATGTCTGCTCCTTATGCAGGATATTATCTTTTAAAAGGTACAGTAGAGGATACTGGAAAACTTTTTGTTAATGGAAAAGAAATTACTGGTTTGTCTTCACCTACTGAGCTGTGTAAAAAAATACCATCTACAAAAATATATTTAAGTGAGGGTACTCATACTATTGATGTTGAAGTTGAGAATAAAAAAGATTATGAGACACCAAAGTTCTTTATAGATGAGAAGATATTTGATACTCAAGATTGGCAGAACCAAGTATCAAGACCATCAGGTAGAACAAAAGATATTAATTTTAAAATAACTACGTCAACATGGCACGGTGCTACTGCATCTATAGAAGCATTGGGAATATATCATGATAAAAAATTTGGTGGTGAATATGACCCACCAAAAGATTTTAAGAGAACAGTTGAGTATGGTAGAGTATATGATGTAGTATTAACAAGTAATACTTTTAGAACTGTAGATGGTGGTGCTGCTGGTAGTGGTCAAATTACATATGTTGGAATGAGACTACCAGAAAATAAACGTTGGAGTAGTGATACTAGACTTGAGTTTGATGATAATCCTACTAATGGATTTGATGTTAATGGTTCATTTACTATTGATAATGTTACTGGAGGAACGGCTAAGTTTAATAAAAGTGGTGATAATATTGATGTTACAGGAGCAAATGTCAACGTCACATTAACTTATGCTTGGAATGATAATCCTGATGTAGCAGGTAAAGCCTTAGATCAAATTAAAATTGGCACAACAACATGGACTCAAAGTGATACAGTAGAAATATCAAAACATACAAAACAAAACCCTTGGATAAAGAGTTATCAAAATGATACCAATTGGATTGGTAATCCTAATACTGTATTTTTAAGAGACTATGCTGTTTTCCCAGTTCATGATGGCACACAGAATGATACGTTTCACAAAGGAACATGGTATCTTGATATTAAATCTGGAGGAAATTATAGGCTTGAAGTGATGTCTGATGATGTAGCAAAAATTCATTGGGATGGCGATAAGATAGGTCAAACTCATTGGAATCAATTTCAAATACCTCCATTGCTTGGTAATCCAAGAGTATTTGACATCAATAATATTCCTGTAGGTAAACATAGATTGACAGGAGAAATCACAAATAATGGTAGGTATGGTGATCAATGGTATCATAATCCAGGAGGAATTGCATGGGTGTTAAAAGATCCTTCTGGTACTATTGTTGCTACCAGTCTTGATCCTTTTAATGATCCAATTCCAACTACTAAGAGAAAATCAGGTAGTGAAACTCATACTATAACTTTGGGTGGAATAACTGAACTTGGTGAGGATATGACTTTTGCATCGGGATCAAATCCACAAGGTATTAAGTTAAGAACTAAAGGTGAGAATGTTCTTCAGATGGAGGATATACCTCATGTACCCATAGAAGATCAAAAGATTCTTTTTGATGATGTGATCATTACTTCATCAGAAGGAAAATTCTTTGGAATAAACGGTAATAAAGCTAAGTACGTACTTCCTGAACTTCACAATACAAATTTAGATAGAGGTGGTGTTACATATAAAGGGCCTGCATTATATAATTATAAATTCAAGGGATATGGGGAATTTCAGAATAGGAGTGGAGTTTCTCCTGATTATCCTAAGTTTGGTGGTGGAGAAATTGTTAATTATGAATGGAGTAATGTTGATTTCCCAAGAGATGGTGAATATGATTTCCTTTTTACAAACGATGCTCATGGATCAGTATATTTGGATGGAAAGGAAATAATAAAAGGAGATTTTGATAATATAGAAGGAGTTTCTGCAAGAGACTATGCGAATTGGAGAGTTGGTATTAAGAAGAAAATAGAAATAAGTAAAGGAAAACATACCATAACAGTTGCACCATCTGATGGACGTTTGGGAGAGAAAACTGGATGGGCTGATGGATTATTTAAAAAGTTATCGGATGATTACTATAGAGGACAGCAAGCATGGGATAATAATCCATCAGCAATGGCATTGGGAATAACAATTAAGACAGAAACCAAACCAGAATTTGGATCAAAAGAAGAGATAGCACAGAGAGGAAAGTCATGGAAAGATAATCCAACAGCAATCTCAGCAATAATGATTCCACCTCCTTGTCCTAAGAAAATAAAAGGAAAGGGTGTTGTTGTTGATGTTATTGTTGATGATCCTGGTGGTCCATATCCAACCCCTGAAACACCACCTGAAGTAAGTTATCCTGTTACTTTAAGATTGAAGAAAGTAGAAATTGTGAAGACTGGAATTAATTATGATCCAGGTGATAATCCAATTAAATTTCCACCATATGATCCTCAAGAATTAGAAACTCCACCACCTCCAACGGCTCCTCCAGGCATTGGAACACCTGCTACTGTTTCGATTGATGCAGAACCTCCAGTGATTAAGTTTGGTGATTGTACTACATTGAGTTATACATCTAATGGTAACACTAAGGTTGTAATAACTCCTGCAGTAGGTGAGGTTCCTGCTGTGCCTGAAGGGACTGTAAGAGTTTGTCCTTCTGAGACTACTGTTTACACTATTACTGGTGATGGTGAAGGTGGTGGAGATCCTGGTGATGGTGATGGAGATCCTGGTGATGGCGGTGGCGGTGGCGGTGACAGGCCAACTGATACTACAACAGTTACAGTTATTAAGGGTAGTGATCCTACACCAAGGGAAGGTGAACCTGATGGTGACCAGATTGTGGTAGATCCTCCTAATGGATCTTCATTAGTACCAGAATTTGGACCTCATGGAACTGTTGTTGGTGTTAAGATAAATGATCCTGGTCTTGGATTTACTAAATATCCTACAATTTCTATGCCATCTGCTACTGGTGTTGGTGTTGTCTTTGCACCACAATTTGAAATTATAAGAGATCCATTGGATGTTGTACCTGATAAATTATTACAGGTGACTGATTTGGTTGGATTGAAACAGACTGGTTATGTTGATGGTAGAGCATACTATGGTGCAGTATTCTTTGATAATGATATTAAATATGCTGGAATGTATGAAACCATTGGACAAAAGATACGTGTCTATGATACAATGCAGGATAGTATAGATGCTATGGATAGATCAGATCCATCTGCAATTCAACGTTCAGGAACTGATGTATCAAGTAATGATCCTAGACTTAATATTCCAAATACCCCCGATAATTTAATTTAACATGTCAGGACAAGGTAATAAAGGCGTAAGTAATAAAAGAGGTGGTAGTGCCAAGCAGAATTATACTGCTATAAAATATGGTAACAACCAAGGAACTATTGCCTTTGGGCAGATCCATAAACAGGGTGATGTTACATCTGCGGTTATGCTTGAGACTCCAGATGGTGAACATCAACTATCTCTTGATCTAGATGGTCAAAGAACAGGGTGGACTTGTTCAACTAGTCCTGGTAATTTTCAGGTAGAGTGTGGTTCTGCTAATGAAGAAGCACAAGATAGTGCCGTTATAAATGCAAAGAATGGTAATATTATTTTGTTGGCTACTAATGGTAAGATTAGAATGCAAGCAACTGACATTGAGTTAATTGCAGTAGGTGAAGGTGGTGCTAAAGGAAATATTAAAATGAATGCTACAGAATCTATAACAACAGAATCTAAAAAGTTTTTAGTAACTGCTAAATCATTTTATAGAATTGCTTCTCCACAAACAGGTGAGATTGTTGCAAATGGAGTATTAAAGTTGTATAGTTCTATTATTAGGGGAGTGAGTGATGCTGTTGCTGTTAAAGATTCTAAGGTAGCAGGACAAAGATTCCAAAAACAAATGAACGAGGGAACTTAACATGTCATACAATGTAGATGATATTAATGTAGGAGGTCAATTAAAAGTTGGCACGGGTATTGATGTAGCTCCTATACAAGAAGGAGATGAGAAAATTAATGGATCCATGTTTGCTGAAGGTCCTATAGTCTTTGGTAAACCAGATGCTTTTTCTCAGATAGAAGGAACCTTGATGGTTGGTCCTCTTGCTAATGATGATCCTGATATGCCTGATGGCACTACTCCATATAAAACGGTGCTTGGTATTTCTGGTTCCAGACAACAGGCTTTATATTCAAAGGGAAATTTATTTGTAGAAGGTGATATATTTGTTACTGGATCTGTTGATTGTTTTTCTGTTGGAAGACTAGAGGCAAGACATAAGGCAGCAGATGCTTCACCTAAGAAGTTTGATATGGAGCATCCTTCTAAGGGTGAGGGTCATCGTCTTTCCCATGCATGTATTGAAGGACCAGAGGTGGGGGTTTACTATAGGGGTAGACTAAAGAACAGTAATGTGATAGAGTTACCTACATACTGGAAGGATTTAGTACATGCTGACAGTATCTCTGTTCAACTGCAACCAATTGGAGCTCATCAGGACATCATTGTAAAAAGGTGGGATGATGAGCAGGTACATCTACAGTCAAGAGGCCCTATCCCTATTGATTGTTTCTATCACGTTTATGCTGAGAGAAAGGATGTAAATGCATTAGTTGTAGAGTATGAAGGGAATGATTGGGATGATTATCCTGATAAAGATAACCATGACCCTAAATATGCAGAGGTGATCAACACTAGGACTCGTTAAAATGATTGATGAATACCTTACACGGTGTGTAGTAGATACATTAAGAAGAACAATTACGATTTATTCTTCGGAAGGAGATGAAAATGTAGTGAATTGTGATACGGTAGAAGAGTTTATGAATGTACTTAACTTTGTACGTGAAACTTGTCCAGAAGATGTGTTAGTGTATTCTGATCCTCTCTAGGGGAAATTAGCTTTTAATTCCAAAAAAGCTGGGAAAAAAATCCCCAGGTTTTTTTGACCCCATTAGTCTTGGCAGAGTTTTTTTGTTATGCTAAATAATCCATAACAAGAACTATAAGTACGAATACAATGGGTCTTTCCAGATTAGATAATTTTCTAAAATCAGCGAGAGGGACAATTCTCTATGTTAACCCTAATGATTTAGATGCAACTGATAGTGTCGAAAATCAGGGAAACTCATTAACACGTCCTTTCAAAACTATTCAACGTGCATTAATTGAGTCTGCTAGGTTTTCATATCAGAAGGGTTTAGAAAATGATCGTTTTGCAAAAACGACTATATTAATATATCCAGGCGATCATGTGATCGACAATAGACCTGGTTATATACCGATTGCTGAAAATCAATATAGATTGCGTAATGGGTCAACAACGAATAATTTACCACCATTTGATTTAACATCAAATTTTGATCTTTCTACATCAGATAATGAATTATATAAGCTTAACAGTGTTCATGGTGGTGTAATTGTTCCAAGAGGAACTTCACTTGTTGGATTAGATTTAAGAAAAACGAAGATAAGACCAAGATATGTTCCAAACCCAACAAATGATGAAATAGAGAGATCTGCAATATTCAGAGTTACTGGTGGTTGCTATTTTTGGCAATTTTCAATGTTTGATGCTGATCCTAATGGACAGTGTTTTAAGGATTATAGTGAAAACCTCTTTGTTCCTAATTTTTCACACCACAAGCTAACTTGCTTTGAATATGCAGATGGTGTCAATAATGTAAAAATTAATGATGCCTATATTAGTGGTACTGATGGAGAATTTGATAGAACTGACCTTGCAATGTATTATGAGAAGGTTGGTCTAGTTTATGGTACTTCCTCTGGACGTGCCATTGAACCAGATTATCCAAGTTCTGGTTTAGATATTCAACCAAAAATTGATGAATATCGCATAGTTGGTTCACAGGGTAAAACTGTTGGTATTTCTAGTATCTTCTCTGGTGATAGTGTAATTTCAAATACTACTATTACAGTATCTACTTCTAATCCAGTTCCTGAATTGCAAGTAGATACACCATTTAGTATTAAAGATGTTGGAGTAGATGAATTTAATGGTCAATTTGTTGTATCTGAGGTTATTAATCCTAGTAAAATTAAATATCAAGTACAGAATGCTCCAGTTGTTGCAAATCCAAGTTCTGCAGGATCTGAATTAAGTCTAACTGCTAATACAGTTACATCTGCATCTCCATATATTTTCAATGTATCTTTAAGATCTGTATTTGGTGTATGTGGACTTCTTGCTGATGGTAAGAAAGCAACAGGATTTAAGTCTATGGTGGTTGCTCAGTTTACTGGTATTGGTTTACAGAAGGATGATAATGCATTTGTATTGTATAATGCAACTAATGGAGAATATGATGATAGTACAGCAGTAACGTCCGTTTTAAGTAATAATTCAAAGGCAATATACAAACCATCTTATAGAAACTTCCATCTTAGGGTAACAAATGATGCCTTTATTCAGGC